CGTTCTCTCCAAAGGAGGTGGCGGCATTCTGCAGAGCCTTGCGAAGGGTGTCGATTTTTGTAGTCTGCTCATCGATCTCTTTTTGCAGCACCTTATTCCGTGCGGCGAGAGCCTCCACGGATTTATCGTTTTTATCAAACTGAGAGGTGGCGAGCTTCATTTCGGAGCCGAGCACCTTGAAAGACTGGTTGATGTCCGCCAGTGCTTTCTTGAATTCTTTTTCGCCCTCAAGACCGATCTTCAGTCCGAAACTGTCTGCCATGTACCGTCACCTCCTTAAATGCCGTCCGGGATAATATCGTCAATGTAGTGTTCGTGAGCAGGAACAGCCTGCCCGTTATACTGCTTATGGCACTCCCATAAGTCCAAAAGCAGACCAAACGGCATCAGCCACACCTCATCCTGGCTGAGATGAAGGTGGGCAAGGCCGTAATAAAGAAGCCGGGTAAACAGCTCCGCATCGGAGACCGTTACCCGACTTGCGCGTTTTTTGCGTCTTTCTCGCTTTCCACATTCCGCTTGGTGCCCTTGTAGAGCGCTTCCGTAATGGCGGTTTTGTATCCGGCGAGGTCGAGGGGCGTGGTCAGAAGCTCCACCACATCTTCCGTGAGCAGCTCCTTGGGCGCATCCTTGTTTTTGAGATTGTGGATGAGGATGCTCTGATTTGCCAGAAGCGTGATGAGCCACACGATCTCTCCGATAGCCATTTCAAAGTTCTCGGATTTCATCAGCTTCTCACCGAGGTTTTCCAGACCGCCGTAGCGACCGGCGATTTCCTTGGTAGCCTTGGTCGTGAGGAGCAGCGTGTACTCCTCGTCACCGATGGTGATGACTGCGGTTCTTTCGTTATCCATTGTGCGTTACCTCCGTTAACCCTGATTTTGGGGAGTTGTAGTATAAGTCGGCTCGTAGACTTCCTTATACCAGTTCGTGATGGTCGCAGTGGGCACATCGCCCTCCAAAGCCTCCGCTTTCCACGGATGTTTGCCGCCTGCGTCTGCCTTGTTGCGGCGCAGAATGGTGCCTTCAATGGTCGGCGTGGAGAAGGTAATGCTGTCGCCCTTGGTGGCAAGGTTCGTCGCCGGAATACCGAATTTCACGCGGTACAGCCAGTAATACTTGTACTTGCCGTTGGACTTCTTGGCACGAAAGCCCACCGCCACAGGGTCGCCGCCGTCCTCGGATGCAGAAATGAGCACCTTGTTTTTGTCGATGGTCGCACCTGTGAGGTCGGATGCCGCCGTAGAGCCGATATCGTCAATGCCGAGGGAGAGTGTGCCGGATTTGAATTCCTTCACGATCTCCGAAGCGCCGTCATCGGCATAGAGCGTCGCCTCCGCCAGTTCTACCGAAAGGTCAGCGGAGATGGCTTTGGCAAGCTGGGACGGCGTACCGTAGGTTTCCTCACCGGCGTCGTTCTCGGTGATTTTTGCGTAGTACAGTCTGTCAAGACCGATCGTTGCCATGATTCATTCCTCCAGTTCGTAGATTTGCGCCACATCAATGGCGTAGTGATGGTAGCCGGTTTCGGCCTCAAAGCCGATATACCGGCGATCGGTAATATAAAAGTCCGCACCCAGCAAGGCACGGACAAGGTCATTTTTCAGTTTGGTGTAGCTGCCCTTTGTGAAGAGGGACAGCCGTGCCTCCTGCGTTTCGCAGCCGGGGATGTTGTCGGCGTGAAGCTCATAGCTGTCCGACAGCGGCGTAATCACCAGATAGGTGTCCGGTGCTTTGCCGGAGAACACACCCGTTTCAACGGGAACCCCACAACTTTTTGCGATGGTTTGCAAATCGGATAGCAGGCTCACAGCTTTTCCACCTCCTCATCCAGTGCCTTGGTCATGGCATCGATGCATTCCTGCCGGGATGCGATTTTCGCAGGCTTCAGAAACGGCTTTGCGGGCTGACCGTGCTTGCCGTATTCGAGAATGTTGGCCAGCTTGGCATTGCTGCCGCCGTCCGAGCGGGGTTCTGCGAAGCCGACCTTGATGTCGTGGTTTCCGTCCCGGTTCAGCTTGGATGGAGAAAGACCGAGCGCACCTTCCAGTTTGCCCGTGGTGCGGGATTTGAACTTTGTCCCCCTGCCGATGACGGAGGAGAGATTGCTCTTGACTCTCTTCAGCACGACTTCGCCACCGGCCTGCAGGACGGTATCCGCCACGCTGTCAAAATTGCTGCCGAGCTTGGAGATCTTCAGAAGGAAATCCTCCGGCATTTTCATGTCGCACTTAGCCAACGGTCGGCACCTCCTTCTTTGCCAGCACCTCAATGTACATCCCACGCCCCTTTACATTCTCCACGGACACAATGTCGTAGCGGCAATCATCGCAGATGAGAAACTGGTCGGTAGTGACCGTCAGCCCCGGAATGCACCGAAAGCGGAACAGGTCGGTCGCTTCACTGAATGCAGCGAGGTTTGCCCAGCGCTGAGAGCCATGCTGACCTTCCCGGTATACACGGACGGAAGCGAGGACTTCATCCTCGGAATGGGTAAAGCCCTCGCTGTCCTTGACTTGACGGCTTTCCACGATGTCGGCAAAGCCGTTCATTTTTCCGAAGCTCATGCTCACACCTTCCAATCCCGGTCAAGCCGCAGCAGCAGATTGACCGTGTTCCACACCTGCTGTGCCGCTCCGGTGTTATCCGCAAAAAAGCCGCCCGTGCTGCCGTCCCGGCTTTCGTAGAAGTGGGATGACAGCATGATAACGGCTTGCTCTGTGGTGGCTGGCATGGGATTCTCCTTATAGAACCCCTCCGGGATGTGCTGGTAGCTTTCGGCGTAAGAAACAGCGGCGGTGATGTAGCTTTTTAGCAAGGCATCATCCGCCGTGTGTTCCAGGATAAGGTTGGCTTTCACTTTGGAAAGAAGCTCGTCCATCACCGTCGCCTCCTTTCATCAAGACGCCTTCATCTTCAGAAGCTGGATACCCTCCGGCAGGATGATCTTGCCGTCCACACGCTCGGTTGCAACAAAGCCGACCTGACCGTTGGTGGAATACAGCTCGTTCAGACGCTGAACGGTTCTGCCGGTGCGGTCAGCGATCCAGTAGCTCTGGAAATCGCCGAAGGCAATGGAGAGCGCACCTGCCGCCAGCGTGGGAGCATACGGGCTGGTGTAAATCTCGTAACCGAGCAGTCTGTCCGGCTGACCCGCCTGCAGGGAGGGCTGCCACAGATACTGACCGTTGGAATCCTTCAGCTTACGAAGTGCGGAAACAGTAGCATCGTTCATCAGGAACTTGGCGTTCTTGCGGTACGGTGCTTTCAGTGCATAGATAAGGGAAATCACCTCGTCGGTGGTGACGGCGGTCGCACTGGCTGCGGTAACGCCGACCGTGCCACCGTTGGTGGTGAACAGGCCAGTGGGCTGACCCGTACCGGTGCCGACGCAGAAAGCCTGTTCCTCGGCAGCACCGAAGGCATAGGCAAACTCACGGGCGATGTACTCTTCCAGATCGAAGGCACTGTCGTCCAGAAGCTCAATGCTTACCTTCACAAGGTCGGTCAGCTTGTAGGCATCAATGGTCTTCTGTGCGAAGGTGGGATTGCTCTCGGTGTAGGCAGCATTTTCAGCAGTCCACGCAGCGGTGGAATGGGTCGCTGCAACGGGGATCTTACGCTCGTTATCGGTAGTGATGACCTTGCACAGACGGCGCATCACATTTTCCTCCTTGAGCGTGTCCACGATGAACTTCTCAAACTCCGTGGGGACGAGATAGCCGCCGTTGGCGTCCACGCCCTCGGAGAGCACATTGTGGAGCATACGTTTGCCGCGCAGATGCAGGCCGAAATCCTCGCGGTAGGCGTTAGACGCTCTGCCGGTCTTGGCTTCGCCGGTCGCTTTCTGGGGCTGCTCGGTGATAGGAGAGGATACGGGTTTGGCAAGCTCTGCGGCAATAGCGTCGCGGCGCTCCATGCGTCTGACCTCATTGGTGAGATCGTTCAGTTCCTTCTCCATATTGGCGTAAACGGCATCGTCCTCGGCAGACAGAATGCCTTTTCGGTCGCGGTGGGTGTCGAGGAAGCCCTCCATCGTAGCCCACAGCTTGGCGCGCTTTTCGCGCAGTTCAACGATAGTCATATTGAAATACCTCCATATTAAATGTAGTTTTTGATGGTGTTCAGCTTGGCTCTGAGTTCATCTACAGAGCGTCCCGTGTGTTCTGGCACGGTAGGTTTGGGGTTAATGGCGCACTTTGCAGCGATTTTCTCCATGAGAGAATTCACCACATTCGCCTTGGAATACAGCATGGAAACGGTGGGCGCGGGTACGCCATCGGATTCTGTGCTTCTCTGCATGATTTCGTCCGCAAAGCCGAGTTCTACAGCCTTGTTTGCGTCCATCCAAGTTTCGGCATCCATGAGGTGCGAGAGCTTGGCACGGGAAAGCCCCGTCTTGATCTCATAGGCATTGATGATAGAATCCTTCACGCTGCCGAGCATTTCGATGGCTTTCTGCATTTCCTCCGAATTGCCGAATGCTGCCGTCATAGGGTTGTGGATCATGAGCATGGACACGGGAGATACCAGCACCTTCGTGCCTGCCATAGCGATGACGGACGCTGCGGATGCGGCAATACCGTCAATTTTCACGGTCACATCACCCTTGTAGTCCATGAGCATATTGTAGATTTGAGCCGCCGCCACGCAGTCACCACCGGGACTGTTGATCCACACGGTGATGTTGCCACTGCCAGACATGAGCTCGTCCTTGAAAAGCTGCGGGGTGACATCATCGTCAAACCAGCTTTCCTCGGCGATGGTCCCGTTCAGGAACAGGGTTCTTTCCTGTGTCTGTTCCTGCGTCTCCGAGTTCGTTTCCGTCTGGTTCTTCCAATTCCAGAACTTCTTCATCGGTTTCTTCCTCCTTTCCGTCATCGGTAGGTGTATCTGCAAAAGCACCCGCATTCTTCAGTGGGAGCATATTGCCGTTAATGAGGTACAAGTCGCCGCCGTCCTCTGCCGGGATGCGGTCGAGGTTTTCCAGCTCCCGGATGTCGTTTGCGGACATCCAGCCGTTCTGGCGGCCGATGGCGTACCCGTTCATGCGGCTTTGGTAATCGCCGCGAAGCAAGCCTTCCAAATTGAACTTCACGAAATACACGGCTTTTTCGTCCCGCGAAAGGAGTGACCGCTGAATGGACTGCTCCCAGCGGATGACCCAGGGGTCAAGGGTGTACTTCACGAACTCCAAGGACTGCTGCTCAATATTAGAAAAGCTCGACTTTTCCAGGTCGCCGACCATGTGGGGCGGGACTCGGAAAATTCGAGCGATTTCATTGATTTGGAATTTGCGTGTTTCAAGAAACTGCGCCTGCTCCGGCGAGATACCGATGGGCGTGTACTTCATGCCTTCTTCCAATACGGCAATTTTGTTTGCATTGCCGCTGCCGCCGAAGGTGGACTGCCAGCTCTCCCGCACACGCTGCGGATCTTTGATCGTGCCGGGGTGTTCCAGCACACCGCCCGGAGCGGCGCCGTTGGCAAAGAACTTTGCACCGTATTCCTCGCAGGCAATCGCCATGCCGATGGCATTCTTCGCCATAGCGATGGGGCTGTAGCCGACCAGACCGTCAAAGCCGAGTCCCGGTATGTGGAGTACATCCGAGGGATGAAGCGTTACGGCAAACTCCTTGTTTTTGATGGCTTCGTCCGAGCCACGGTAATAGGTGTAGTAGAGACGCCCATTTTCATCTCTGTCCACCGACATCTTGTTGGGCATAAGCGGATACAAAGCAACGATTTCATTTTTACCGTTGCGAATGATTTGCGCGTAAGCGTTGCCCCAGAGAAGAAGGTGCGTCATGAGGGTTTCCCGGAACACGAAAGAACTCATCTCCGGGTTCGGCTCATCGTGGAGCAAGCGGTAGAGCGGATGGTCGAGCGCCATTGCCTTGCCGCCGTCGCTGTTGTATCGGTAAACATGAAGCGGGAGCCCTGCGATAGCTTCGGCCAGAATACGGACGCAGGAGTAAACCGCAGTCATCTGCATGGCACTGCGTTCCGTTACCGTTTTTCCGGAGGTGCTGCCACCCATGTAAAAGGTGTAGCGAGAGCCGACTGTGCTGTCGAGGGGCTTGTCTCTGGATTTGAATAGTCCACTGAAAATACCCATATCACATCACCGTCCTTTCATAAAAATAAAAGACCACGAGTGTCATAGACGCTCTCGGTCGTGTCGTTGCCGCACCGGATGGCACGGTCCAAGGCCATGACAGTTGCCACGGCACCATCGATTTTCTCTGTAGACTTTTCCTTGTCCGGCTTGATGTTACCGGCGGGATCAGTCCGCACATAAATGTTGTCCATCATCCAGCGAAGCACCGGATGGCCGCCGTGGGCGATGCGCTCCTCCAAGACCAGCTTCATCAGCTCTTTAGTCGGAGGGCTCATATCCTTAAAGCCCTGTCCGAAGGGGACGACCGTGAAGCCCATACCTTCAAGGTTCTGGACCATCTGCACGGCTCCCCAGCGGTCGAAGGCGATCTCACGGATGTTGAACCGTTCGCCAAGCCGTTCGATGAACTTTTCGATATATCCATAATGGACCACGTTGCCCTCGGTGGTTTGCAGGAAACCTTGTCGTTCCCACACATCGTAAGGGACGTGATCCCGGTTGACCCTCTGGTCGATGTTTTCTTCCGGTATCCAGAAATACGGCAGGATCATGTATTTGTCGTCCTCATCCAGTGGAGGAAAGACCAGCACGAAGGCGGTAATATCCGTGGTGGACGAAAGGTCCAAACCACCGTAGCAGACCCGGCCTTCGAGGTCGTCTTCGTTTGTAGCAAAAGCGCAGCGGTCCCATTTTTCCATCGGCATCCAGCGCACAGCCTGTTTGACCCACTGGTTGAGCCTTAGCTGCCGGAAGGAGTTCTCCTCGGCAGGGTTTTGCTTTGCAGACTCACAGGCTGCCTTTACCTTGTCGATGCCGACCGTGATGCCGAGCGAGGGGTTTGCTTTCTTCCAGACCTTCGGGTCCGTCCAGTCGTCGTCCTCGTCGGCCCCGTAGATAACCGGATAGAATGTGGGGTCAATCTTGCGGCCTTCGATGATGTCCTTCGCTTTCTGGTGTGTTTCATAGCAGATGGATTTGGTGTCTGTACCGGCTGTGGTTATAAGGAAGTAAAGCGGCTGCATACGAGCATCACCGGAGCCCTTGGTCATAACATCAAAGAGCTTCCGGTTGGGCTGGGTGTGCAGCTCATCGAACACCACACCGTGAATGTTGAAGCCGTGCTTCGAGTAGGCCTCTGCCGACAGCACCTGATAGAAGCTGTTTGTCGGCAGGTACACGATCCGCTTTGTGGCCGTCAGGATTTTGACCCTACGGTTGAGGGCCGGACACATTCGGACCATATCGGCTGCGACCTCAA